CTGCAGTTACTCACGCAAAGAAAATGACACCAGGTGAACAAACAGAAGAAGGCAAAGGCCTTTGGCACAACATTCACAAGAAGCGTAAAGAAGGCCGCCCTATGAGAAAGCCTGGATCTAAAGGCGCTCCTACAAAACAAGATTTCAAAAATGCGGCAGAAGCTACAGACTATATGGCAAAAGCTAGAGATATCATTAGTAAAGATAAAGCTGACATAGCTAAAGATAAACAAGCCGATAAAATTAAACATGACCGTATACTAGACAGAGCTAGAAGATCTAGAATGTTAAAAAAGAATAGAGGAATCAAAACATGAATGAAGCATTTGGAAGAGCCAGATTTGGACAACAGCTGAAGAAAAAAGGCATTGATGTTGATAAGATGCATTCAGACAATGTTAAAGATGCTGATGCGGCTAAGAAAAGAGCTGCAGCAGCTCAATCTGACTTGGATAGCTTCAGAAAGAAAACTGGAGTTACTTCTGAATCCAAAGACGATTTTGAACCTCATATGATGTATGACCCAAAGACAGGAAAAGGTACAATGGCAAAAGTAGAAGCTGATCACATTAGAATGAAAAAGATGGGCTACTCTCACGATAAACCTGAAGTAGCCGAGTCAAAGACATCACTTGATAAATTGAAGTCAATGTTGGGTCGTAACGAAGCAACATACAAAGACACTGGTTGGCAGAAACCAAAAAAAGATAATATGTCTGCTGCTGACGGAATGAATAAAGCAAAAGAATTGGCTAGGAAAGGTCAATCTTTAGCAAAAGTAGCAGCATCTGGACGTACAGTTCCTACTATAAAGCCAGTTAAAGAAGCAGGTCTAAGACCTTCTTTTGCTAAGAAGGTAAGAAACGATACACTCAATAAAGACAAAGGTCCTGCTCCAACAGGTAAGACAACTGGTCCAGATGATTATGATTTCTTAAAGTATAAAAACAAAAAGAAGCCTGTATCTGAAGTATCGGATGAAATGAAGGCTAGGTATATTCGTGGTGCTGATGCTTCTCATCGAGCTGCTCGATCTAATGAAAGAGAAGCTATCATAGCTAATAAGCCTGAGAAAGCAAAGAAGTTTAAAGATATTATGAAGAAACGAAATGCAGGTATGACTAAAGCATTTGGTGAAAGTTTAGAAGATATGGCTAGTCATTCAAATAAACATCTAGCAACGATTCTCATGAACCCTAGACATCCTATGCACGCTGCTGCTAAAGCTGAGCAAGATAGAAGAGCTAAAAGATGATTAAGTTTAAAACCTTCTACGAAGATATGTCTGGTATGTCAGTTAAGTCTGGCGACAAGCTATCTGTGAAGAAGGGAGCTGGTATGACAGCTCAAGGTGTTGCTAAGTATAAAAGACGGAACCCTGGTTCCAAACTAAAGACAGCTGTCACAGCTAAACCAAGTACTCTAAAACCTGGAACAAAAGCACACGGTCGTCGTAAAGCATTTTGTTCGAGATCGCAAAGCTGGTCTAGTGAACGCGGTAAAGCAGCCCGACGCCGTTGGAACTGTTAATTTTATTATTATAAATAGAACTAATATAAGTTGAATTAATGGGAACTACTGATGCCGGAATCAAATGACGCGAGGTTAGCTCGTATAGAAGAAAAACTTGACCGATTAGCAGATGCTATGATTTCACTCGCACGGGCAGAAGAAAAGCTCGTTAATATGGAAGACAAATATAACAATCAGTTTGCTAGAATGAATAAGTTTTCTGAGAAGTTAGACCGTATTGAAACACAGGTGCTAGATAACGCAGCAACTGTTAATATGATTAATAAACTATTCTGGGTAGCCATAGTGGCAATATCTGGAGCAATCGCAGCCCAAATTTGGATGTAAGGAACTAAAATGAAAAAAGAAGATATTAAAAACGTGGCTGCGGCATGGCAACAAGTCCAAGAAGCAACAGCTAAGCAACGTGCTCTAGCGAGCATTAAACCACAACCAAAAGACAAAGTGTCTCTAGCCCCAGCACCTTTTGATATTCCGAAGAAAGCAGATAAGATGCCTATCGCGAAAAAAGATGTGAATGAATTAAATAAATCAACTTTAGCTAGCTATATTAAAAAAGCTGCTGATGACGGGGCAATGAAAAAGCATAAAGACGTTAATATATATAAAGCAATGGGCGATGATGAAAATGCAGCTAAATCTGCAAAGAAAGCAAAGAACAGAGCAGCCGGTATTGCTACAGCAGCTGATAAGCTAGCTAAAGAAGCTATGGACCCAGTAAACCATAAAGCGCTTAAAGGTAAGCATGCTGATCGAGATGATAAAGACATCGACAACGATGGTGATGCAGATAGCTCAGATAAGTATCTCCACAAGCGCCGTAAAGCAATTACAAAAAATGTTAAAGGTGATAAGGATGACGTTGAAATGAATCCTAAGAAGACAAAAGGTAACGCAAATGCAGATAACATGACTGTTGAAAGTCATTCACCTGTATATGCTCGTATCCTTGAGAACAGAGCTGCACATACAAAAGGTGCTACAGATCCTCAGTCAGCAGAAGATGGTGGTTCACCAAAAGCTAAAGAGCTGAAAAAGAAAATGGATGACGGCAAAGTTGATTCTAAGCTAAGCAACTACGATGAGTTGGGTCACGACGATGTGTCAAAAGCAGGTCGAGCCGGTCCAAGTAAAAAACCTCGTCGTAATGACAATGCTCAAGGCGATAAAGCAATTATTAATCCAGCGAAAGCTACAAAGTAAGGAAGTATAGTATGACCATTAAAGCTCCTAATTGGTGTGAAGATGCAATCCCAGGTGTAAATGGTTGGGAAGATCCCAACACAGGTGAAGTGTATGCGTCTACAAAGTTCACTCCAGAACAAGTTATTGAATTTTATGGTGTAGTAACACCAGCTGCTCCAGAACCAGTAGTAGAGATGCTTCAAGAAGCACCTGCACATTCAAGCATTGATTCAATGAGTAAACTACAACTTGAAGCACTTGGACGTCAGCACGGTATTGAGTTAGACAGACGACAATCTAAAAAGTCTTTACTTGAGCGAATGAAAGTTATTACTACCCCTAAATAGGATTGAGTCCTATTGGAGTAACATGATGAAATTGACTGACGAAAACCTACACATATATGCTGCAAAGTATTATTACAATCCTAAGTTTATTGATGCTGAAGAGTTTCAAGAGGATCTAAAAAGGTTTAAGTATATAAAAAGATTATTGAATCGGTATCTCGAGACTGGAAAACTGTCCGAGAGACTGATTCTTAATCACTTGATTGTTGTGTTCAATGTATTTGGTATTGAAGCAGGATTAAACATTTTACAGCTTAAGCTGATGGACAAACACTGGCCGTTAATAACTCCATTTCTGGTGTTCTTAAAAGCAATAGAAATAGAAGACGCAGATACTGATCTTACGGTTGCATTTGCATTAGGAAAGATATAATGGGACTACTAAAAAAAGCGGGTGATTTAGTATACACCTTTAGGTTTTTGAGACTGCTGACAACAGACTTTAAAGACTCTGGAGCTTTTGAAAAAGGTCTTATTGATGCTAAGGGTAAGCGTCTAAAGAAGCCAGAGACACCAGAAGAACGAGATGTTTACACTCCATTTCACAGATTAGTGTTTAACATCAAGAAGTTAATTCCTGGTGGTAAATTGGGTTCATACGCTAGTGCTTTGTATCTTATTAAAGAACAATATAGTGTATCAGAAAAGACTATTAGACAAGCCTTAGACGAGCATGGTGTAGATCATCTTGACTTGTTAGTAGAAGATTCTAAGTGGTTTGTATTAGAAGATGGTAGATTGTCACCAGGTAGTTATAGAGTATCATCAGATAAGATACTTAATACAACTGGTGAGGAATTAGTACGGAAAAAAGATGTTGTCATAGCTGACGATATGTGTTATCCTGTAGGGAATATCTTTGGAGTTCCTATCTACGAAGCGACACACAAGAAAACAAACAGTAAAGTGTTTGTAACAATAGGGGAGCTAATGGTATGAAAAAGAAACTAAGCGAATATGGAGGTCCTCCTATCTCACGAGCTGAGTATATGAAGCAAAAGCCTTATAAGCCGTACAAAGAAGACGCTGCTGCTATGAATACAGGCGCAATTCCCAATCCTGCAGATACTGCAATGGGACCTAAAGCAAAACAAACTCGTATGTACGATAAGAGACGTAAGATGGATAAGCCACCAGTGCTACTAAAAAGATTTAGCAAGTTCATGAAAGACAGCAATAATGGCTAAACTATACTTGATGTTAATTGTTTTGGGACTATTCAGCTCAGTAGGTTATGCTGGATACTCTTACTACTTGTGGTCACAAGAAACAATTGGTACTCTTAGAGAGAACAATGTCAAGTTGGTATCAACAGCCGAGACTCTACAGAACACTGTAGACTCTATGGTAGCGGATGCTGAAAAGAATGAACAATTGAATAAGAATTTAACTAAACGACTTCAACAATCTCAAAAACATTTAGATAAACTACGTAATGTATTTGCTAAGATTGATTTAACTATGGAAGCGTTAACAAACGCAAATGGACTTGAAGAAAGGGTCGACAATGCAGTTGCCAGATTACTTAAAAAGATCGAAGATGAAACTACTCCTCCTAGCGATAGCACCAATGATGCTAACAGCGTGTCTGGGAAGGCCAAGTGAACCAACTGTAGTAGTTGCTACCAAGTATCAAGAACAGAAGATACCTGTACAAGAACGTCCTAAGAAGGTTTCTATGCCTCCTGTGGACTGGTATATTATTACCGAAGAGAACCTAGAAGAGAAGATGGCTGAGTTACAAGCGAACACAGGCAATGTAGTTGTGTTTGGTATTACTCCAAAAGGCTATGAGAATCTTGCTATAGGTATTGCTGAGATGCGTAGATACATTAAAGATCAACAAGCGATCATTGTATACTACGAAGAAGCTCTTGCTAAAGACGAAGAGCCAACACCACCAACATCTGCAGAGAAATAGTATGTGGATACTTGTCTTTATATATTTTTATGATGGAACACCATATGTTCAAACTGTAGATAAGTTTATCAGTATGGCAAACTGCTTCCACGCTCGTGATGCATTAAGTGCAGAAGTGGGAGAAGGCTGGGGTAATTTTAAACCTGGCCAGCAAGCTATCTGTATAACACTCGATGGTGAGCCCGCATAAAAAATAAATAAAATAAATTTTAAAAATACTGTGATTTCCGCGTTTACCACTTTTGAGAAATCCTATATAATGCTACCAACTGAAATCAAAACATCGGAAAAAGCGCATGATCGAATACGTCATCAAGCGCGATGGTTCAACCGAACCATTCGCGGAAGAAAAAATTGTCACTGCTGTTCAAAAAGCAATGGCATCAATTAAGATCCGAAGCAAGAACCTCCCATACGAAGTAACAGAAGAAGCAGTAATACGTCTCAAAGATTCAGAGCGTGTTATAGATGTTGATGTTGTTCACTGTCTTGTTGAGGATGTTGTTATGGATATGGGTCTACATGACCTGGCTCGAGAGTATATTGTATACCGAGCAAACAATAAACCAGATGTCTTTCGCAAGAGAGTAAATCTTAAACCATATGAATACCCACAGTTACTTGAGTACGTAGATGCTATTCGTCACTCATATTGGGTACATACAGAGTTTAATTACTCATCTGATATCCAAGATATGAAAGTTAACTTAACACCACACGAAGCATCCGTTGTAGAGAAAGCTATGCTTGCTATCTCACAAATTGAGGTTCAAGTTAAGACGTTCTGGGCTAAGATTGGTGACAAGATGCCAAAGCCAGAGATCCAAGCAGTTGGTGTAACATTTGGTGAATCAGAAGTACGACATGCAGATGCATATTCCAATCTGATTGAGATGATGGGTTTGAACGAACGGTTTGAACAAATCATGGAAGTGCCTGCCATTAACAAACGTATAGAATATCTTGAACGTGCTATGGCTACTCCTGTAGATAACAAAGAGTACTTTCATAATATCGTTCTATTCTCTATGTTCATTGAGAACGTATCATTGTTCTCACAATTCCTTATCATGATGGCATTCAACAAGCATAAGAACGTACTGAAGGGTATCTCTAATGCTGTAGAAGCTACTTCTAAAGAAGAAGACGTTCATGCACGTTTTGGATTTGATCTTGTTAACATTATTAAGTCAGAAAACCCAGAGTGGTTTGATAAAGATACAACATCAACAATTAATTCTTTAGCACGTGAAGCATATAAAGCAGAAGCTTCAATCGTCGATTGGATCTATGGAGAAGAAGACTTAGACTTCTTACCTAAAGAAACAGTTAAAGAATTTTTAAAGCAACGCTTCAATCAATCTCTTGTTGCCATTGGACAGAAACCATTGTACACTGTAGATCCCAAGGCCATTGAAGACACACAATGGTTTATTGAAGAAACATTAAGTACAAAGAACGTAGACTTCTTCGTTAAGCGATCGACTGCTTATTCAAAGAAATCAAAAGCGTTTACATCTGACGATTTATTTTAGGAGAAACGAATGGCATTTGATTGGTTAAATGAACAATCACGCACCTTCCTGAGTAGAGGCTATTTGCTTCCAGGACAAAGTGCAGAAGACCGTATACGCATTATAGCAGATACGGCAGAGAAACATCTAGGTATTGAAGGATACTCAGATAAATTCTATGACTATATGAGTCGTGGCTTCTATTCGTTAGCATCACCTGTGTGGTCTAACTATGGTACCGATCGTGGCTTACCTGTATCGTGCTTTGGTTCGTTCATTGATGATCATATGGAATCTATTCTTGAAGGACATGCTGAGAATGGTATGTTAATGAAGTCAGGTGGAGGTACATCTGGTTTCTTTGGTGCTCTACGCGGACGTGGTGCTCCTATTACTAACAATGGTGAATCATTTGGTGCTGTACACTTTATGGAGATGTATGACAAACTGGCTTCTGTGGTATCACAAGGTTCTGTTCGTCGTGGCTTCTTTTCACCTTATCTTCCTATTGAACATCCAGACGCAGAAGAGTTCTTAGATATTGCTACAGAAGGTCATCCTATTCAAGGACTGACAACTGGTATTACTGTATCCGATGACTTCTTAAAGAAGATGTTAGCAGGTGATTCTGATGCTCGTAAGTTATGGGCTAAGGTTCTTCAACGTAGAAGTGAGATTGGCTTCCCATACATTCTGTTCTCAGACAATGTTAATAATGGTGCTCCAGATGTATACAAAGATCTCAAGTTAAAGATTCACGCATCTAATATGTGTTCAGAGATTGCTCTACCATCTAGCCCAGAAGAAACATTCACTTGTGTATTATCCTCTATCAATGTTGCTAAGTGGGATGAGATTGAAGCTACGGATGCAATCGAGACATTAGTAATGTTCCTTGATACTGTTGTTACAGAGTTTATTAACAAGACAGCTGGTAAACCTTACTTTGCTCGAGCTCATAAATTTGCGGTACGTCATCGTGCTCTTGGTGCAGGTATCTTAGGATGGCATTCATTGCTACAATCTAAGATGATGGCATTCGAAGGTACGGAAGCAGCTAAATTGAACTTACACATAGCTAAGACCTTCAAAGCACGTACGTACGCGGCGTCAGCAGAGCTAGCAGGTATGTTTGGTGAGCCAGAACTACTAAAAGGTTATGGTCGTCGTAATACAACACTAATGGCTATTGCTCCTACTAAATCATCCAGCTTTATCTTAGGTCAAGTATCTCAATCTATTGAACCTGAGTTCTCTAACTGCTATGTAAAAGATCTTGCTAAGATGAAAATAACAATCAAGAATCCTTTCTTGTTGAAGTTACTACAAGAGAAGGGTCAAGACAAACCAGAAGTGTGGGATCAGATTCGTAACAACGATGGTTCTGTACAGAAGCTTGATGTTCTCACTGATGAAGAGAAAGAAGTGTTTAAGACTTTTTCAGAGATCAACCCAGAAGCTATTATTACACAGGCGGCAACTCGTCAGACATATATAGACCAGGCACAGAGTATTAACCTTATGTTAGACCCTGATACGCCTGTAAAAGAAATCAACGCTCTGTACTTAACTGCATGGCGATTGGGCATCAAGAGTCTCTACTATAGTTTCTCTATGTCAGCTGCTCAATCACTAACACGTAAGCAAGTAATGACAGAGGGCTGTGCAGCCTGCGAAGCTTAATAGATTGGGAGATCGATAAATGGAAGAAGAATATTGGACAGAGTGTGATGCTTGTATGACCGAGACGCAAGTCATGGTTATGGATCAAGAAGAGGTACCACAGTTTTGTCCAATGTGTGGATCTCCTTGCGATTATAACATACTGGATGAAGAGTGATATAAATAGCCCTGAATGATAAACCTTTTGGGGCTATTTTATGTGGTACTATAATGATGAGGTGTTTGATGAAACACCAGAAGAATATCAAGGCTTCGTATATTTAATTACAGAACTTGACACAGGCAAGAAGTACATCGGTAAGAAGTTCTTCTGGAAGCCAAAGACATTACCCAAGACAAAGACACGGAAGAGACGCGTTAAGACGCGTGCTGAAAGCGACTGGAGAAAGTATTACGGTTCTTCTACCGCAGTTAAAATGCTAATAGAGAAAAAAGGTGTTGACAACTACCGGCGAGATGTGCTAAGATTGTGTAAGACGAAAGGTGAATGCTCCTACTACGAAGCTAAGTTACAATTTGAATATGACGTGCTTCTTAGTGATGAATACTATAATGCTTTTATAGGGTGTAAGATTCACGCAAAACATATAAGGACTAATGATGATTCTGATTGATTATAATGCTATTGCGATAAGCAATGTGGTTGCTATGAAAATGGATGTAGAAGAGAATATGGTAAGACATATGATTCTTAACTCTATTCGTATGCATCGTGTGAAACATAAAGAAAAATATGGCGAGGTTGTTATCTGCTGTGATGGTGGTAAGAACTGGCGTAAAGAATACTTTCCTGCATACAAACATAAACGTAAGTCTGCTCGTAAAGATTCTAAGATGGATTGGAACGAATTGTTCCGTATCACCAATATGGTTCTGCAAGAGATTAAAGAGAACTTCCCTTGGAAGGTTGTTGAGGTAGATGAATGTGAAGCTGATGACATCATTGGTGAGATGGTTCGCTATACTCAAGAGTTTGGTCAATATGAGAATATTATGATTATCTCTGGTGACAAGGACTTTGCTCAACTACAGAAGTTTGATAATGTAGCTCAGTACTCCCCTGTACAAAAGAAGTTTATCAAAGAAGACAATCCTCGACTGCAGATATGGAACTTAGTACTCAAGGGTGATACATCAGATGGTGTACCTAATGTTCTAAGTGCAGACAATTGCTTTGTTGATGAGATTCGTCAGACACCCTTACGTCAGAACAAGATAGATCAATTGATTGATGATCCTAAGTCATTGGGTGAAGAAGTGTATCGTAACTATCTTCGTAACAAGAATCTAATTGATCTTGATTACACACCAGAAGCTATTAAGAAGACTATTGTAGAACGCTATGATTCATACATAGTTCCTAAGCAAAATGTCATGAACTACTTGATAGAAAAACGGTGTAGAATGTTAATTGAAAGTGTTACAGAATTTGTCTCTTGAAGTTAAAGTGATGATATATACCTGTAGAATAGATAATAATGTTTACATTAGGAATTGAAAATGAGTTATCATGTAACTAAAAAAGTATTCGAGGTCGTTGAAATGGCTACGAATGCTAAAACAAAAGCAGAGAAGATAGAGATACTTCAGAAGCATCAGACCCAAGCGTTAAAGGACGTTCTGTTAGGAACGTACGATGATTATGTTGAGTGGAATCTCCCAGATGGTAAGCCGCCCTATGAGCCGGCAGATGAAAATGGCATTCCATCCAATCTTCTAAAGCAAACAAAGAAATTCAATAATATAGTTAAGGGTGGTCCAGGCGATAAATTCCCCGCTTTCAAACGAGAGATGATATTCATCCGTTTGATAGAATCAATCCATCCCAAAGATGCTGAACTTCTCTTGAAGATGGTAGTCAAGAAGCAGTTAGGAAAAGGCATCACCAAGAAACTAGTAGAGGAGGCTTTTCCAGGACTGATACGAATTAAACCCCCCACATAAAACAATTAACATAACACAAGGAGATGTGTATGACTGATTTTCAGATGTCTGTACTTCAAAAAGATTCTCAAGAGTTGCGTGAATATATCACCGAACTAGTTGATAAAGGTCGTAACGATCTTGTCTCGAAACTCTCGAAGAAGCTAGAATTTCTAGAATCACGGATTGATGGTCAATTTTAACATCGGAGGGTAAACAAAGCTGCTGGACTCTTTATTGGGTTCAGCAGTTCACATAGGGATACATGATGCCAAATTTTACATTTCAAGATAAGAATACAGACGAACGACATGTCGAGTTCTTCTCAACCAACACACAAAAAGAAACATATCTTGAGGAGAATCCTCATCTAAAACAAATGGTTGTACCATTGCCGTTTACTTCACAGCATGGTTCCACGTTAAGTAAGACTTCTGGTGATTGGAGAGATCACTTGAAGAATATTAAAGCAGGCGCAGGCAAAGATAACACAATTAAGGTATAGTATGAGAAAACGACATAAAACATCCCACCAATCTCTTCAAGTCCGTCTCGATGATTTGTTAGAGTATGAGCCAATCACTCGTGGTCAAGAAGTCACATATCAGGCTTGGGATGATGATTATAATTTGGTTCTAACAGGATCAGCTGGTACAGGTAAAACATTCATGGGAATGTATCTTGGCTTGGAACAAGTACTAGATCCTACAACAGAACAAGAGCGTTTAGTTATCGTTCGCTCTATGGTTCCTACAAGAGACATGGGTTTCTTGCCTGGTACTAAAGAAGAGAAAGAGGATGTATTCCTCTCTCCATATAAAAACATTGCTAACGAATTGTTTGGTGATGGCAATAGTTATAATAGAGCTGTTACAGCAAAGAAGATTGAATTCCAATCAACATCATTTATCCGTGGACTTACTTTGGATAATTGTGTAATATTAGTAGATGAGATGCAGAACATGAACTTCCACGAGTTGGACTCTGTTATCACTCGTGTGGGTAAGAACTGTCGAATTATATTTGCTGGTGACTATCTACAATCAGACTTCAAGTTTAAAGACGAGAAGGATGGAATTATGAAGTTCCTTACTATTGTGGAACAGTTAAAGAAATTTGAAGTCATTACCTTTGGATGGGAAGATATCGTAAGGTCAGACTTTGTAAGAGATTATATCATGACAAAAGAGATGTTAGGAATCACAACATGAAGATAGAGATTTTTGGAAAAGAAACCTGTGTATGGTGTGATAGAGCTAGAGTGTTGTGTGAACAATATGAGTTAGAATACACATACAAAGCACTTGATGATCGCTTCTATGGTGAAGAGAACACATCTGAGTTTCGTGGTAGAGCACCAGTTGCTAAGACAGTCCCACAAATCTTTGTTGATGGTAAATTAGTTGGTGGCTTTAATGACTTTGCTACTAAACTTGAAAATGAAAACGTTGGTAACTTTGGACAAGGAGACTTCTAATAATGTATCGTTCTCTTGCAGATCTATTATCTTTGAGGTTTCAATATGAACAGATTGTATCCTTCAGACGTACATTTGATTTACCTACCTATAATAGTGACATAGATACACTATATCATTTCGTGAAGAGCGGAGCTAAGAACAATAGGTTCCGCAAGCGATACAACGAAGCGTTGGATATCGCAAAGATAATTATTGAAAGCTATGAAAATGAAACAACTGATTTACCAGGTGTATACAGGCAAAAAAAGCGCACTGTATGATCACTGTACAGCATCCGTAAAGGAATATGCTGATAAGATAGGTGCTGACTATATTGTTCAGAAGACACCTATCCTAATGATAAAGCCTGACCCATTCACATCTAACAGGAGTAAAGAATCCTATGAAAAACATGGTGGATACCTTCCGATCTATGAGAAAGAAAATGCTTTCAGCTACCTCGATACGTATGATCAAATTGCTATTATTGATGCTGATATTTGGATACGGCCTACTTGTGACCGAAGTATTTTTGATGCTGCTGGCAGCGATTGTGATTTTGCTGGAGTACTAGAACGAGACATGCCTTGTACTCCTCAGTACTCAGGTAAGATTGCAAACTATACACGAATGCAATATGGCATGGCAGGGATCAATCAATTGTTTGATTGGAAGTGTCCAAAGGGACGCGGAGCTGACTTCTACAATATGGGTATGATGGTTCTTAACAAATCAATTAACAAGTATCTTAAAGGTATGACTCCTAAAGAGTTTCTTACTCAATCAAAGTTTAAACCTTTTGTAGATGGACAAGGTGCATGGAAATGGTCAACAGATCAAACTCTATTAAACGTGTGGGTTAAAGACGAGAAGATGAAAGTTAACAATCTATCGTATCATTGGAACGCATTATATTCAGGAGTGCATATGGAGATGTTGAAAGACGCTCACTTCATCCATTTCTTCTTGAAAGATAAACTACCAGAGCGTGGAGAGAATGTAGAAGAGTTGATGAAGCATGTTAACTAAACTATTCATTCACATTCCAAAGAATGCTGGTATGACAATCAGATATTCTCCTATGTTAAAAGGTAAGTGTGCTATTGCTGTACCTGCTATTCATAAGAGTGAACAATACACCCACGCTGTTAAGAATACAATGAAAAAGTATGGTGATGAACCAGGCTTTGAACACGCTCGTTGGAGAGACATCAATCCAACATTTACATCTAAGTACAGAGCATTTGCTATAGC